TGTCTGAAATGGCTAACAGCGAAGAAGACTTCGCCAATGCTAAGCTGATGATTAACGGTGACTTTGACTTCTCAAACAACATGACTGAAATCAAGAACTATGACGGGACTCCAGTCACCGATAAGGAAGGCAATCCCGTTAAGGTGCCAAAGATTGACACACGGGATCCGTTCCTATGGTTGAAGCCGTCATTCCATGACAACGCCAACGGGACTACGGTTGTTCCATCGTCAGCTCAGTATCTTACCAAGCAACTCAACGAGCAGGGATGGCAGACATACATCAACCAGCTAATCACTGACATTCACAAGGACACCAACACGCCTAACACGACTGATGATGCCTTCTCTGGACAGTCTAGTGGTGTGGCCTTAATGTACAAACTCTTCGGTGAGGACCAGGAACGGTCAATGCAAGAGAGTCTGTATACGCGGGGCTTGATGCGGCGCTTACGCTTGCTTGGCAACTTCTGGAAGTACAACAGTGAAATCAGTGACCCGAGCGTCATGAATAACTACACGCCAGACTACACGCCTAACTTGCCACGCAATAATGCGGATATTGTTAATATTGCTGTGCAACTCAACAACACTGGTCTGCTATCTGATAAGACGTTGCGCGAGTTTCTGGCAACAGTCACTGGCGTATCTGCTGATGCCGAAGAACAACGGCTGGAAGATGAAAAGGAAGAAGACCCGGACCAAAATACTACACCGTTTGATGATGCACCATTGCAAGGCGTTAACCCTGCTGATTTAGCAGAAGCCAAGCAACAAGCACAAAAAGAACAAGGCCCAACCAGTCCCGTTGATTTTGTGGCTAAGTTACAACAACGTGGTGGTAATAATGCTAAGTAAAAAACAACAACGAAAACTGATTCGGTCAACCTATGGGACAAGTGCTCAGTACATCAAGCAAATCAAAAGAATGTATCGTAACGCTAATCGCCAAATAAAAGGCGAAATTAGCGCTTTTTTGACTGAGCAAGTAAATTGGTCGTCTCCAGCTGAAAAAGACGATATAGAGGATGCTTTGGACGAATTGCAGGGGTTTGATGATAGTGTTGCTCCATTAGTTGCGTTTTATGCTTCTAGCTTGATTATGGGACATCCAAAGCAATCAGATATTATAACTGCTCGGGTTGCTGTTCCAATGATTCGTGTAGGCCAATCAATTCACCATATGCTGCACAAAAATGGTAGCAAGGTTCCAAAAGATGTTGGCAAAATCAGCAAGCAACAATCTATTGCAACACCATCGCTTCACCGAATTCCCTACAATTATGATGTTATGCTTCAGAAATCGGTGTCAAAAGCTGTCGCTCAACGTCAAGGCGTTGACAATGACATTAATCGCTCAATACGGCAGTCAATTGACCGTATCAGAGACGTTTGTAAACAAGCTTCACAAGATACTGATGCAAAAAAGGATTATGCAAAGATAATTGACCGAATCATCAATGGGAAAAGCGGTTCTGGAGGTGCAAGCGCACAAGCTCAGATGATTATGCGCACTCAAACTTGTCGTGAACTAAACAACACAACCGTTGCAGACTTTTCAGCGCGAGGCGTAAGCAAATATCGTTTTCTATCGTTAGAGGCAAGCAATACTTGCCAGGATTGCAGTGATTTAGACGGCAACGTGTATGATGTTGAGGACGCGCAGGAAGGCGTTAATCTTCCTCCAATACATCCTAATTGCCAGTGCTGGATTGAAGAAGTTGAAGACACTACTGACGACTATGGCAGTGGTAGTGACTTAGAAGTAACAGAGGATAGCTGATACTCACAAAGTGTTGGCTTTTATTTTTTGACTTTGGCGGTCTGGAAGTCGTAAAAGAATCAGGCTTGTTTCGTCGCCGGACGTTAAACGAGATTCGCTGGCGAGCGTTACACGCAAAGGAGTTTTAACTATGTCAGAAGAGAAACCAAAGAATAACGGAGCTCAACCACAAGAAGACCCTAAAGGACAACCAGAAAAAGAACCTCAAAAGACTTTTACACGAGAAGAACTAGGGAAGATCGTCAAGGCTCAACTTGCGGAAGAACGAAAGCAATGGGAACAAGACCACGCCGACGACCTTAAGAAGGCTAAAGAAGAAGGCAAGGCCGAAGCCAACATGACTGCCAAGGAATTGGCGGAAAAGCAAGCCAAGGACCGGGAAGAACAGTTCAAGAAAAAACAAGCTGCGCTGGAAGAGCGCCAGAAGGAACTAGATCACCGGGACCACATTGCTCACACGAAGGACCTGTTGGCCGAGGAACACTTGCCAACCGAAGGAGCCGAAATGCTCTTGGGTGAAACCGAAGAAGAAACCAAGAAAAACATTGAGAGCTTCAAGGAATTGGTCAACCAAGGGGTACGAAATGCACTCCACAAGTCGTCCGCTGGTAAGGCCCCTCAAACTGGTGCTCCTGCACAGCCAGAAGCTCCAAAGAAAGATTTGGCTGATATGAACTATGAAGAAATGCAAAAGTTCGTTGAAAGCCAGCAAAATTAGAAAGGAAGATTAAATTATGGTTGCAAGTCCAACGAATTATACTCACTTTGCCGATATGCTAGACCCACAAGTTTTAGCACCAATGATCGGCGCTCAACTGTCAAAATTAAACGTATTTCAATCAATCGCACCGGTAGACACCACTCTTGAAGGTAAGCCCGGTGACACTATTACTATTCCAAAGTATCAATACACTGGTTCTGCTAAGGAATACGGCGAAGGTGAACAAATCAACTTCGATAGTCTGAAGTACACAACTCAACAGGCTAAAATTAAGAAGATTGTATCTGCTTACTCCATTTCTGATGAAGCGGCATTCATTCCATACGGCGACCCTCGGACAGAAGCGGCACGTCAAATGGCAATGGCTTTGGCTACTTATGTTGACGATGACATTCTCAACACTGCCAAGACCGCGCCATTAAATGTTACTGGAAACACTCCAGATCAAGTCGATCTGATCGACAACTTGGAAGATACCTTTGCTAACGCCACTAACGCGGTTGAAGGTGCAACTTACCCTCAACAAGGTGTCCTGTATGTTTCCTACAAAGATGCTGCATCATTGCGTAAGACCGCTGGCGACAACTGGACACGAGCTTCTGACTTAGGAGACAACATCTTAATCAATGGTGCCTTTGGTGAATTGCTTGGCTGGGAAATTATCCGAACTGCTAAGTTGACTAAGGGACACGCTATCGCTGTCAAGCCTGGTGCTATGAAGACTTACTTAAAGCGGGCACCACAAGTTTATGCTTGGTACGATGGTGACCACCAAATCAACAAGGCTTCAACTACTGAATACCTTGCAACAGCAATCTATAACGATGCTCTGCTTGCTACTGTTGGTTTTACTGGCACAGGTGCTAAGGGTGACGGATCAGGTAAGTAAATAGAAAGAGGTGGTCTAAATGGAAGACGCTAGGGTCACTAAACTACTGGCCACCGTTAAAGCTGATAAGAATATCCAAGGGAGTGACCTTGATGGTCAGCTTTCTAACTACATCAACCAAGCAGTTGATATGGTGTGTTTGTATGTTGGTACTGATGAG